TAACAAACAATACGAAGCGTGCTTGAGGCCTTCGGCGGCCAAACGGGACTCCAGATAAAGGGAGAGTGCGGCGACTGCCCGGTCGCACACGGGGAATACGGGGATGCCCCGCTCACGGAGGGCCTTGCGGAGCGGTTCGAATTTTTCGCCGCCGTCCATAACTGCGACCATGGGCTTGGAAGTGCGGGAACGGACATCGGAAAGCAGCGTCAAAATGCCGTCCGGGGCGTCCATGCGGAAGGCGTCGATATCCGTTTCGGCAAGCGAGTGCGTGACCGGGGAGAGGGGATCAAGGCCGATGACGACGGCGTCGATGTTCTCGTCGTTGAGCAACAGCTCGGCCATGTACGCATGAACCTCGTCGTCCGCGCCGGGGTTTATGTCGAGGGGGTTCTTGATTGGAACCAGCTTCTCCAACCCTTTTGAAGCGATGAGCCGTTTCATGGCCAGCCGGGTGGTTTCGGAATAAGTCCCGAGGGACATGCTGTACTCGTCGGATTGGAGCGAATCCGCCATGCCCACGGCCTCGAACCCGGCACCGCTGACCGCACCGAGCCGCTTGCCCCGGATGGTCGCGTTGGTGAAGGTTTCCGCCAGAAGAATCAGATCCTGGAATTCCGTGAAGTTGCGGGCCATGATCGCGCCCGCCTGCCGGATGCAGGTTTCACAGACCATGTAGTCCCCGGCGAGGGATGCCGTGTGGCCGCTGGTGGCCGTTTTGCCTTCGGGCGTCCGCCCGGCCTTGTAGAAAATCACTTGCTTGTCACGCCGTATGGCCTCGCGCACGGCCTCCGCAAACTGGATCCCGTCGAGATCCTTGAAGCCTTCCGCGTAGACGGCGATGACATCCACTTCTTGGGAGTCCATGAAATGGCGCATCATGTCCCCGAGCGTGAGATCCGTCTGGTTGCCCATTGAAATGAGATAGGACGGGCTCATTTCCGGCGTCTGGCTGAACCGGTTCAGAAGGAAAGCCCCGCTCTGGCTGACGATGGCTGTGCGGCGGCGAGGGTATTGCTTGTAATCCGGCATTTTGGCGGCTGGGATGAACCATGTGTCGAATTTGCCCGGACGGGAAATCACGCCCATGCAATTCGCCCCAAGGAAGGCCGGGCCGCCGTCCCCTCCGGCGGCGAGGTTCTTGTGGGCTTCGGTGATGCGGGCGATCATGCGCTCGGTCATTTCCCGGCTTTCTTCCGTTTCACCGAGGCCGCCGGGGATGAGCATGACGCTGTGCGCGGCGTTGTTTTCAATGATTTCATCCACCAGAGGCGGAACCTGTTCCGCTCCGATGGCGACGATGAACAGATCCAGCGGATCAGGAAGCGCACGGAGGTTCGGCACGCAGCGCACTCCGCTGGCGTCGTTTTCGCCGTCACGGATGATGACGAGTTTGTCGCGGTCAAAACCGGAGTCGATGATGTTTTCAAGGATGATCCGCCCGAAATTCCGGCGCTTGGAGGAAACGCCGATGATGCCGATGGATTTCGGGTGCAACAGGTTGGCGATTTTTTGGATGGGACGGGGAGCGGGGCGTTCGCCGGGAGTCGAAAAGCGGCACATGCCGTCCAGCGGGACCATGAGGTAGTCCGTGAACGTGAACGGGTTGATCTCCAGTTCTTCAATGATGAACGGTGCATCGGGGTTGCAGGGGGAGAAATAGTTCCCCATGCGGATGAACGACTCGAAGCATTCGATAAGCTGGTCGTCGGTCACAATGCGGCGTTGCCCGCGGGTCAGCCCGGCCAGTTTCCGGTAGGAGACGGTCTTGCGGAAAAGCTCGAAGAAGGCATCGCCGTCGGTCAGTTCCGTCAGTGCGGCGACGATGGCCTGCCCTTTGCGGAAACGCTCGGCGTAGAGCTCGGTGTCCGTACCGCCGAGGCCCGCGCTGATGACCATGCCGAACTCGCGTGTGCGGCGCAGGCCGACGATCAGCTCGTTGCCGAACGATGCGGAGTCCGGCGGCATGAACTGTACTTGCAGGACGCCCTTGAGGTCTGCGGCGATGGCGTTCTGGAGCGCGGTTCCCGCCAGTCCCTTGTAGCTTTCGGGCGCGGAGGCGGGGCAGCGTTCGATCCATTCGGCATAGCGTTCCGGCACCTCGGAGAGCATACGCCGCACGGCGGAACGCACTTTGTCGGGCGTTTTGGGGACGATGCGCACGCCGCCCACTTCGGTCTTGTGGACGATGGTGGGGGAGATGATTTTCAGCACGGCCTTTTCGCCGGGCAGGGACATGATCTCCTCTTCCATCGGTTTGGCGTTCCGTGGGATGAAGGAGCATTTGGGCGGCGTTTCCGAACCGGAAAGGCTCAGCAGATTGTACACTTCGAATTCATAGAGAAAATGCCGCCCTTCAGTGTGGGCGTTGCGGAACAGCTCGGTAATGGGCTGATATTCAACAGTCAGATTCATGCGAGTCTCCAGCTGGTTGTGCGGTCGGAAAGGGAATCGTCGCTTCCGAACCGTTTTTATCCCTTTTCGCCGGGAGAGGGAATCAGGCTGTAGGCGTGGCCCTCGCAATTGGGGGAGGGGTTTCTTGTCGATTATATGCCCGTACCGGAGATCCGGAACTTCTGACGAACAAAAAAAGGCTCCATTTTGGTGGAGCCTTTTTTTGTTATTTCCAAACATCGTGCCAATCAGATTTTTCACAAGTTCACATTCTTAACTTGGCTGCAACAGATTCTCATCTTGGATGACAGCTCACAATGTACGCAACAGCCGCCACATGGGGCAAGCCTTTATCCATTTTTTATCCATACAAGAAAAGAGCGGTTACCGTTTTCACGATAACCGATTGATTTCATTTGGTGGGACGTGCGGGGGTCGAACCTGCGACTCTCTGCTTAAAAGGCCACCTATCCCATCGACACTACAGTACGATTTTCTACGATTTAGAAGATGTTACAAGAGGTAAAGAGAGATTTGCTTTTGCCTCAAATACGGCCTTTTCTCCGCTGTTACTTATCCCTTTTCTTATCCCCATTCAACTAGCCCTGTTTAGGGGGCTTGGGTATGGCTTTACGCCATCCTGTCAGTGGCTTTTGCTGGCTGTCTGGTCTTGTCCGTTGGATATTACGGAGGCAGCATGAGCGACCTGTCTTCACTTGCGCCCATCATTCGGCAGGAGGTTGCCGAAGAGAGAGCACGATCCTTTGCCGAGGCGAAGGAGAAGGATACGCGGAATATCATCCTTCCAGAGGCCGAAGTGCCGGAAGGGCCTGATGTTTGGAAAGTTCTCGCTCCGCCTCCTCCGCCCACGCCGCCCTCGCTGTCGTCCATGTTGCGACACTGCTACCGGAACGAGCTTGGTGATGCCGAGCTTTTCCAGAGCCTCTACCGTGGAAAGTACGCTTATGATCACAGTTCCGGGAAATGGTACGAGTTCGACGGCATCCGCTGGCAGGTGGACAAGGTGGGCAAGGTTTCTTCTCGCCTCATGGAAATGGCGCAGCTCTATGAAAACGCCGAGTTCATGCAGTCCAGCGAGGTCGACGAAGCCGTCGCCAAGAAAGAGGCCGCTGCCGAGAAAATCAAGAACAGCGGAGAAGAGGATGCGGAGCTGAAGGCCAAGGCTCTTATGGCGGAGGCATACAAACTTCAAAAGACCCTATCTAAGAAAGTGGAAGTCCTTTCGGGCCGGGCCAATGCGCTCAGGAGCCAGCGCCGCGTTGTTTCCGTGCTCAAGACCGCCGCACAGGGGGAAAACTCCCTCGGCCTTTCCGGCGACGAGTGGGATCAGCATCCTAATCTGCTGCCCTGCGCCAACGGGATCATCGAACTGGACACAGGGAAGCTCTTCAAGCCTGAACCGTCCTTCTACATGCGGGGGATGTCTCCTTATCCGTATCTCGACCTGAATTATTCCGATGAGTTTTTCATGGAGCATCTGGAGCGGGTTTTCTGTGGCGTCGAATCGCTCATCGATTACTTCGGCCTGTCAGTGGGGTGTTCCGCCACCGGCCTGACACACAAAGGCTTTTGGGTCGGCTATGGGCCTCAGGCCAACAATGGAAAATCGGCAACCTTCGACGTCATAAAAAAGGCTCTGGGGGAGTACGCCATCACGCTCAAAACCGACGTGCTCATTGATGACGGCAAAAGCAAGAACACAGGGCCAAACCCGGAAATTATGGCCTTGGCGAACGGCGCACGGATGGCGGTAAGCTCGGAGGCCAAGCGCGGCGTGAAGTTTTCCATCAACAAAATCAAAGAAATATCCGGCGGTGACGTGTTGCGCGACCGCGACATGTACGTTGGCACTGTGGAGTTCAAACCGCAGGCCAAGCTGTGGCTGCACACAAACCACATCCCGGAAATGGACGGTTATGATCCCGGATTTCAGAACCGAATGCGGGTGGTTCCCTTTTTGGCCCGCTTCACACGTAAGGCGGATGAAGTTGATACGGCGCGGCATGTCTATCCCGAGATGAACCGCGACCTGTTCGACCGGAAGATGGATGCCTGCGGCCCGGCTATCCTTTCGTGGATTGTCCGCAATGCAAGGCGTTTTTTACGAGGGGACGACTTCACTCCGCCGCCCATCGTTCAGGACTACACCACAGAGTATATTGAGGATCAGGATCTTGTCGGCGAGTTCCTTACTCGTTGCTGTGATCGCGGAGAATGCCTCGAAACACAGGCCAAGCCTCTCTATATGGCGTTTAAGAAGTTTTGCGCCGAGGAAAAGGGGCTTTCGGAGAAGTACATCCGCACGCTCAAGACATTTATGGGCGACATCCGCCAAAAAGGTCTTCAAACTATAAGGAACACTTATGTTTTTGTTCAAGGGGTCGCCGTCAAAGAGTCGTGGCAAGGCGTGAATAGGGGGGACGATGAGTAGGGAGCTATTCCTGATTTCAGACGAACTCAGATCAAAAATGACCATCGGTTTTATGATGATCTGATAAAAATCCCCTTATTCTTCTTTTACTTACCCTCTTTTTTCTTCTTTTTCAGAGGAAAAGATCAAGAAAGAGGAAAGAGAATGAAAAAAAGAAAAAGAGAAAAAAGGAAAAGGGATTCTCTGCAAAAAAACGAAATGGAATTTCCCGTTTTTTCGTCTGTATGTCTGTCACGTCTGTAACATGTTATTTTAACATGTTTTTATTTGAATCAAGGTCTGATGACAATGTCAGAGCAAATCTGTTCTAGGGAACTATTATGGGAAAAGCACAAGAATATCTGTCTGTTAATGAACTTGATCGCATCGCGCGCGAACTTCTGGTCAATCCGAAGGGCGGCGCGGAGGGCGGGAAGTTTTCCGCGAACTGCCCCTTCCACGCCGAGAACACGCCGGGAGACGCCTTCTGGTACACGCCGGAGGACGACTCCTGCCGCTGCTATTCCTGCGGGAACGGCGGGGACATCATCGACATTTTTTGCGCGGTGAACGGCTACGGGGAAGGCTCCCCGGAGGGCTTCAAGGCGTTTTTCGCGCAATATTGCCCGGATGCGCTCAAGGGCGGGAAGCAGGGCGAGAAGCCCATCCGCAAGGTTTCCGTGCCGAGGAAGTGGGAACCCCGCGCCAAGGAGCCGTCTCTGGCGCTGTGGAGGGAGAAGGCGCGAGAGTTCGTCGAGAAACGCAACGCCGAGATGCTGCGCAACGCGGAAGGGCTCGCGCTGTTGGAGCGTTGGGGCATCACGGCCAAAACGGCGGAAACGGTCATGCTGGGCTGGAACCCCAAGGACGCTTTTTATCCGGTGACGAAGTGGGGGCTTCCCTACGCGGAAAACGACAAGGGGCGGGAACGGTGCGTATGGATTCCGGCCGGTCTGGTCATTCCCTGCTTCCAGCGTGACGCCGCCGGGAAAAGCGTGCTCAAGCGCATCAAGGTCAGGGTATCCGACCCGGAACTGGCGAAGACGCGGAAATACGTCCATGTGACGGGCGGGGAACCCTGCTATGGGGTGTGGGGACGCCCGGAATGGCGCATCTGGGTAGTCGTGGAAACCGAGCGGGATGCCGTACTGTTGTGGCAGGAGCTTGGAAAGTACGGGATTGGCGCGATGGGGACCGGCTCGGCCAGCAATCAGCCCGATCCGTATGCCTACACGCTGCTTTCCCGCGCCGACTGCGTGGTCAACGCGATGGACAACGATGCCGCAGGATGTACGGCGACGTACAAGTGGGAAGAGAACCCCGGCTTTTCATGGTCGCAACTCCCACAGTCCGTCCGCTGGATGGTTCCCAGCGTCATTGGGAAGGATGTGGGCGACCTGCCGGGTGCGGGCGTCGACGTCGCGGGCTGGCTTCTCGACGGGCTGCCGCTGAACATCCGCAGACAGGCAGAACGCAACGCAGGACGGGCATGGATGGCTCTGGCGGACACGCCGTTCATGACTTTTCCGCCCGCCGAACGGCTGGGGCTGGATGAAGCCTCTTTCCAGTTCTACCGGGACATCGTGCAGGCCGCCGAACAATACGGGTTGGTTCTACGGTTCGCCGCCGGGCGGTGCCTCGTCGGGTACGCGGAGGGCAGGGTGCCCCATGCCGACGCGGACACCTTTTACCAAAAGTGCATCCGGGACAACGCAGCCGTGGAAAAGGCGTTGCTGGAGGCGGCATGTCGGAGCCTGTAGAGAAGAGCGTCTTGGAGAACGCCAACCAGATAAGTCAATTCCTTGAAGAACAGGGATACCCCTGCGCCTACAACACCATTGCCTCCCATATCAGGAAGGGGACGCTCGTTCCCCGCCGGGGCGGAGGGTTTGCGCCGGGAACCGTGCTTTCGTGGGCCAAAAAATATGTCCAGAGGCGGGCTATCGACGTTTCCCCGGAGGCGGACGCACCACAGGAGCAGACGGAAACGGGCTACGTCGCCGAGCAGAGCGCAAGGATCAAGCTGCGAATCCAAGAGCAGGATCTGGAAGACAAGCGGTTTGCCGCCGCCAAGGAGCGCGGACGCTATATCCTCGCTGAAACATGGGATGCCGAGCTGGGCGAACGGGCGCGGGTGTTTCGCATCGGACTTGAAAAGTTCGGGACGGACATGGCGCTGCCTGTCGCCACCGACTTCGGCGGCGAGATGGGGCCCGCGCTGGAACTGGCGGCCTCGCTGGGGTTTTCCGGCGAAGCGCAGAAACAGGCGGCGCAGGGCATCATGGATTTCATTCTCGGGCGTTCTTCCTTTTTCGTCCGGAGGTGGATGGAGAGGATTGACCTGTTCCTCGACCCATACGCCTCAGATAGGTTTTGGACGGACGATATGCGGGCCGCGTTCGAGCTGTATATGGCGCACAAGGACGAGGAGGCGGAGGTATGAGCCAGATGAGCCTGCTGCACCTGCCTCCGGTGAATTTCCGGGCGGCTGAACGCAAGATATTCCGGGGGAAGCCGAGGTTTTCCACCTACGATTGGGCCACCCGAAACATGCGTATTGTTGCCGGGCCGTATCGCGGACAGCGTTGGAATCCGGACGTAACCCCCTATGCCAGAGGGGTTTTCGACATCTTCGACAGGGAAACCGTCAACAAGATGTTCCTGATCTGGTCATCGCAGCTTGCCAAGACGACCATCGCCCTGATCTGCCTGTTCGCGGAACAGGCCCGGCGGCTCGACAACATTTGTATCGGCTATCCGGACATGATGGCGGCCAAAAAAGTGCTCACCGGCATCATCCACCCGTATTACGAGCAGGTGGATGCCCTGCGGGCCTTCATCGGTTCCGAAGACGCTTTGCAGAACTATGAAATCCGGCATGTTGACGGCTCGAAGCTCTACGCCATGTGGTCCGGTTCGGATTCCAGCCAGCGTTCCATTTCCGCCGCCCGCGTGCTGATAGACGAAGAGGACACATTCGCGGACAAATCCTCCGTGCTGGCCATGCAAGAGCGCGTCACCTCCTACGAGGGGCTGGGGCTGTCAAAGATCATCCGCTGCTGCCGTCCGCAAGGAAACGAGGAAGAATCCACCATCTGGGCAGACGCCCGGAAAGAGGCGCAGGCATGGATGCGCTTCGAGGTGGCCTGTCCGTTCTGCGGGCACAGGCAGATCATGGATGACGGCCGCATCGTTTCCGCCAACGGAAGCCGGAGCGCCAGCCGGATTACGGCGGAAAAGCTCGGACGCTATCAGTGCGAAAGCTGCGAAAGACTGTGGAATGACGCGCATCGGGATATGGCTCTCCGGAGCGGGCGTTGGACGGCAAGCGAAGGGACGCTTGAAGGGGCCAAGACAGTGGCCTTTCACCTGCGGGCGTGGGAAAGCACGCTGGTTTCCCTGTCCAAGGTACTTGCTGAACGGATTCAGGCGCAGAAAGACCCGCGCCGTATGCAGACCTACGTCAACAACGTGCAGGCGCAGCCGTACAAGTTCGTCACCATGGAGTCGGACGCGGAACGTCTGGCGCGGCATATCGATCCGAACCTTCCGCAGGGGCTGATCCCCGACTGGGCCATTGCCCTCACGCTGGCCGTGGACATGCAGCGCAATCATTTCTGGTTTTCCGTCGCGGCCCACGGGCTGGAGCCGGAGCGGATTCATATCCTCGATTACGGGCGCGTCCAGAGCTTTGAAGAGGTGGAAGCCCTTGCATTCCAGAACCGCTACGAGTTCGCGGACGGAACCAGCTTCGGCATCTGGCGGGGGGCGCTGGATACGGGCGGCGGGCTCGATCCCACTAATCGGCAGGACACTCGCCCGATGCAGGCCCAACGCTGGCTGAACGGCATCCGTCCCGGCGTGGTGCACGGCACCAAGGGCATGAGCCGGAACCAGCCGGGCGTGTTCGTCAAGATTTCCCAGCCGGACAGGGCCGGGACGCTGCACAAGGGCAGGACGGCGGCGATACGTTCCACCCCACTGTATCTGCTGGATACGGACAGCTTCAAGCGGCTGGTTTTCTGGCGGCTTGGGGAAGGGGAGCAGGAGGAGCCGATCTCCTTCCACGCGCAGACCGGAGCCGACTACCTGAAGCAGATCGCCTCGGAAAAGCTGATTCAGAAGCCGAATGGACATGAGGAATGGCACAAATTCCGCGATAACCACTATTTGGACTGCCTTGTCCAGCATTTGGCGATGGGCCACTGGCAATGGCAACCCCGGCTGGCAATGCGGAAACGGCGGGAAACAACGGTTCCGGTCCCCCAACCTTCGCCGACGGAAAACCCTTTCACTCAAGGCACGAGCCTTTTTGGGGGCTAACGTTGAACAACACGGTCATTCTGGCGGCTCTCGCCAAGGCTGAGGATGGAACGGTGTTTCAGGCCGGAAAAGGCGCGCCCTGCCCGGTGTGCGGTATGCGCTCCAAAGTCGTCGGCTCTCCGAAGTGGGAAGGCAGGCTCAAGATTCGTTATCACCGATGCGCCAATCCGGACTGCCTGCTGTGCGTATTGAACAAGAATTTTAAAAGTATTCAGGAGGGGTAGATATGCCACAGTATGAAGATGAAGTTCTGGAAAGGATTGAAGCGGGTGAGACTGCGTGGGAGATTCTTGACGAGGCTTTGCCCACGGCCCGGAAACGATTCAGGAGACTGACCAACTCGCTGATAAAGCTCATGGACGACATACAAGAAGAATTTCCTGACGCGAGTTTATACACGGGGTCTGGAGGATTCAATTTGCTTCTGGGCAGCTCCCACAATGAGCAGACGAATCAACCGCAGAGAGAACTTGTCGCTGAGAGCGCTGGCGCCCGGCTTATCGTGGGCGATGGAGACTGGTGATGGGCAAGTACGCACTGAACGGACTTGATGCGGAACTTGAGCAGCGGCAATGGGAAATCGGGGCAATCGTCGAACATCTGAGAGAAATGAAGGAACGATGTGGAGAGCATCGACGGTATCAAGACTTGCTCAAATGCGCTATCAACGATCTTCTCCATGTTGATGATTCACTTATGACAATCAGAAATATACTGGAGGAATCATGCCCGAAATGACGTTGCTACCGTGCCCGGCGTGTGGGGCTTCCGATGTGGTCATGAGAGTAGATACGAGAGCCTACGTATTCTGTACTGCGTGCGGAATGTGTGGCCCTTGCTCTCCAAAGGTCGACACGGAATATGTTGCCAGACAATGGAACGTTCTGCCCCGCGCCCTGACGTGGACGAGCGAGCCGCCGAAGGTTCCGGGGTGGTATTGGTTCAGAAGCAGCGACGCCAAGCCATTAATAAAGTCGATCACGCTGCCAATAAAGTGGAAAGCAGAACCAGACGATGAATGGGCAGGCCCCATCCCCGAACCCGTGGAGCCGCGCCCATGAAGGCCAACATCAAACGGGCACGGCTTGAAGCCGCGAAGAGGCGGGGGCGGCTGTTGAAGGTTTGCCAGATGGCGCACGATCTGGCGGCTCAGGCTGAAGCGCATCCGGCCTTTCAGGTCGCGAAGGTGCGGACGCAGAGCCAGCGGGTGCGGAAGCACTGCGCGGAGGTGTTCGCCTTTGCCGGAGTATCCGGCGACATCGGCGACGAGGCGCGGGCCACGGTGAAGGACGTGGACGATTTTCTCATGGCCTCGAACAAGTATATCCGCAGGCCATATCCGCTTTCTTCCGGCGACGAGCTGACGGCGCACGTCAATTTTGCGCTCTGGTGCTGTCTCGACGTGCTGGTGCGCCATCCCGAATATCGGGGGCAGGGCTGCATCTCCCGGCTGTTCGACTCCTTCGGGACGCTGGAACGGTATCTTGCCGGGCGCAGCGGGCCGGACGCGGAAGACCGGGGTACTGACGTTTTTCTCCGCATGGCGGAGCGGCTGTAGGAGTGAATATGACCAAGATTCCTTTCGACCCCAAGAGTGTGACGGCGGAAAACCCGGATGTGCTGCGGATGCTCGCCGTGTTGGAATCCGGTGGCAGGTACTCCGGTACGGGGGCGACATGCCCGGTATGCGGCAGCGAAAACTTTTCCAACAGAGTGGCCTGTCAGCGGGAATACTGCGTCGCCGTTTGGAACGCCGTGAAAAAGCTGTTCCGCAACCGGGCGAAACCAAAGATTCAGACGTTCACGGAAGCATTGACAGCTCCCCTGCGGGCGGCAACGCGGGAGGAGTGGCGGGAACGAAACCGGCCCATTTCCTGCGAGCGGATGCGCGCCACGCTTTCCGCGCTGCATTGCGGCACGAACCGGCGTTGCTTTGAACCCCAAACCTGCGCCCGCGTGCCGGAAGGTCGGCGCAGCCACCGAGGACTGTATGACGGAAACCTTGCGGCCCTGTGACTGCGGAGCCCATCCGCGGCTGTACCGTATTGGGCAACAATCCCTCTTACCTTGGCAGAGCAACGAAGCGTTCTTTGTCCAATGCCCGATCTGCGAGAAGCGGACAAAGGGATATGAGCTGCCGGACATGGCGATCCTGCGCTGGAATCAGCGGGAACTGTTGAACAAGAAAAGGAGCAAACGATGAACGCACAAGATTTTTTCTGGATTTCCCTGTCCGTGGCGGTATGGATTGGAACCGGAACCATACTCTGTCTGCTTTTTCGGTGGCGCAGGGAAGACAGGGAAATCCAAAAGGCGCTGCTGCGAGAGATACGGAGCGGGGTGGATAATACACCAAATACATATGATTTTTCAAAGAGCACAAGGGCGGTCGGGACCCGCAAACTGTATCAAGCCGAATAGGGAAAAGGTATAGTGGAACACCCTCTTCCATCTTGCCTTTTCCGGCAAGGCTGGTTATCTTGCAGACAAGAGGGGCGGCAAAGTGCTGATACACCTGCCGCCCCGTGGGCCAGTCCCCCGGTGTTTTTGTTCGCACCAAGTTTCGAGCCCGTGTGAGAATGGCCGTTCCCACACGGGCGAACTCATTTCTTAGTCACGGAAGTGACGGACAATGAGCGCCACAATGACGCCCGCCAAGACATTGGCGGCGACATCCAGCAGGAACTGTGCCATAGGCTTCCTCCTTTATCCGGAGGATGGCCCACGCTCCTGATAACGGTTTTTGCATCGAACCACAAGGCGGCTCCTGAAAAGGGGCCGCCTTTCTGTTTGCCGGGGAATATAGATCATGCTATGCGGTGAGAAAAAGGAGAAGGGCAATGAAAAAGATTTCGTATTTTTTGTTTCTGTGTTTTTTTACCGTGTTAGTCCCGCGTATAGCCTTTTCAGATGTCTTGCCATGTGGGAAAGACGATGCCAGCCTTGGTGGAAAGGAGACACAAGTTGTTGGAGAAAGCGATATTTATGAAGGCCCGGGCGAGGAAAACAGAAAGATAATCAACAAAAAAACAAGTGAAATCATGGGGAAAGTCTTTTTTCATCAGGTTGATGAATCCACAGTGGTGAAGTCGATGTGTTCCCGAGGCGATTGGACATACATCAAAATATCCGAACCTTCATGGCTGTCCCATGTTGAGGGGTGGGTCAAATCCAGTGTTCTGTTGTCCATAGTGCATGATGACAAAGGCAACCGGATCTATAGGGAAGAAAATTTCCATTGGGATGACGTGTCCAAAAAATACAAGAAAGATATGGTCGACGCCATGAACTTTCTCTATGAAAGCGGGCTCTGTAAAGGGATGGACCCCTATTCACTGTCCGTTTCCAAATCCAAGAGCACAAAAAAGTTGGATGTGTTTTATATTACTTGCGGGGAAGGGGTACAGGCGAAGAACGTCTTTTTCAATCAGAATGATATCAAGGAATGGAGCCAAGAGTACCGCAAAGGTAAAAAGTAGCCTAATGAGGAGAGGTCTTCGTTTGGAGCTTCACCAACCGATCTTTCTGCAAAACTCAGAAAATATATAGCCTCGAGATATGAGGCTCCATTTTGAAAATAGCTATATGGTGTATATGGGTTTTATTTAACGTGGAGTACAGCATGATAGTAAATTGTGCTGTATTTTCTATAGGATAAATAGTCTATTGCTGATGTTGCGATTGTAAAGAATATCTCGTTTATCTGTTGTGAGGATAATATATGTCTCAGGCAGTAGATCAACAAGTGAATTTATATATTTTGGAAATTAAAGATGCTATTTGTACTGCTGTAGCTACACAGGGAAGACTTGTTAATATTTGGCAAAAATATAATATATATTATAAAGGATGGACGCTGTATATTATGTATGGAGGTGTTCACAATCCTATTGGGCATATACAAATGCTCATTGATACTAAACAAAATAAGGTGTGTTTAGATAAGATTGAGACAAAGTACGAATATAGAGGCTATGGAATTGGACAGTTGTTAGTAACATGCTGCGTGTTATATGCAATATATCTTGGTTACAAAGTTAGAGTAGATGGAAATATTGTCCCCAAGGGCGAGCATTTTTGGCATTCACTAGGTCTTGGTGAATTTGATAGACCTCCTCGGATGGTATTAGATACAATACTTGATAAACAACGTAACTTAGCCAATAAACTGAATCGTACTGTAGACCCTCAAGCCATTTTAGTTCAGTATAATCCGGTACCGCATTAGAAACCCTTTAATAGGTCGATGAAATGCGTTTAAATTTTCTATGGAAGGTGCTTAATGGTGCACTCCAAAAGTTCTGCGGTAGTGCTGAATCTGGCTGGAAGATCGAAGGAGAGTTCAACGCTGAGTACAGATGGGCGGGGACAACGGGTTTGTCCCGTTCCTGTGCTATGTACTGGGTGAGAAGCCAATGTATTGCGAGCTTCCCGAAACGGATGATCGAATTGTAGAAGAATAATTATACGATTTTTTTAAGATGTAGGAGAGGAAATATGGTTGACCTAGGAACTGGTTTGGCTGCTGTGGCGGCTGCTCAGTTATTCGATAATTTGGGCATTAAGGATGCTCTATTGAGAGTACTTGGTCCTACTCTTGACGATTGGGGTGAAGATTTTAAGGCTAAAATGGCTCAACATAGAAATAAAAATTTTGCTAAGATAATTGAAGCGGCTGATCGGCGTATTAGAAATAATAGTATTCCAAATATAAATGAAATAAATAATACAATATTATCAGAAACATATGTTAATTCAACAATATTTGATGGTGCTGTGTATGCTGAATATTGTGGTGGAGTTTTAGCATCATCAAAAATGCATAATAAAAATGATATTGGTCAATCTATTCTTAAATTGATATATAGACTATCTTCTTATGAACTAAGATTTCATTATTTGTATTATATGATATTGTCAAATAAATTTAAAGGAAAAGAAATTAATCTTGGGGATGAGAGGTATGCTGATTTATGTGGAATATATATATCTGAATCAGATGTAGTAAAATCTATGGAGTTTTCAGAAGAAGAGATTCAAAATAAAAATGTAATATTTGATATGTGTATGACAAGCCTTGTAAGAGAAAAACTTATAGGTTCAATGTATGCTTATGCTCAAAAAGGATCTATGATAGAAGATAGTAAAATGCCAGAGGATGGTTTTTTTATTCGACCAACAAGTACAGGCGCTAATCTTTTCTTATGGGGAACAGGTTATGGAATGAGCCCCGCAAGTGAAATTTTTTCTGAGAAAAAAGATTTTACTATACTTTCCCAAATTTATATCCCAGAAGCAATTTACTGGGGGTATTCGCCTCGATCAGGATACGCTCGTGACGTGATACCTGCAAAGAAGTTTGTAAACTATCTCATGGGAGAGGATGAAGAGCAAAAAGATTCGATGCAGAGCTAGTATTGTGCTGCGTAATAAACTATCTGACAAAAACTGGCCCTCCATGCTTTCCGGCCTCTGGAGCCTAGAGACTCCTCGAAGACGGAAAGCCAACCCGACAGTGTGGCGTTTTTTGTGCCCTCTGCACATGTACAAGTAGAGGTGTATCCTACGGTCATTCAGGCCGGGAGTAGGCTAATACAATACCCTTCGGGGGAATATGCCTGCCGTTCTTTGATGGTTTCTAGCTCCTGTCCTTTTTTGTGTTCTGCAAGGCCGAATAGAAAAATCGAAGAGGTGTTCTCATATCACAGTTTTCTTCCCCTCTACCGTTTTCCTTTGAAGGTCGAGAGTTACGGGGATTGCACAATGACGCCGGAGAGCCGCTGTTTGTGGCGAAGGACGTTGCGCTTGCGGGGGGGGGATACTTGGAAGGGGATTTTTACTGTAAACCATATCCCGAAACAGACAACTAGATACGAATTTTATCAATGCCATATAAGGCGCGCCAATTGGAGTTTTACAAAATTATATTATTATATTATATAGTTATTTGCGAATGGTAAATTACCAAAGCGGTAATTCACCATTGAACATGTGAAAACGTCCACACTATACAATTTTTGGAGGTGATAGTACTGTTATAGGCGTTTATCGGCTATTGTGAGTTGGCTAAACTGGATTATGGAGTTCTATTAGGTAGCTAATATTAATGCTGTCGTATTTAGAAGAAGGAAAGAAGTTATGCCATACGATTTAACAAATGGTCAGGAGTGGGCAGAATGCCCCTGTTGTGGTGAGCTTGCTGAGGGGCTTGATAAAATTGAGAGATTTTTTGGCTTCCGCAATATGGGGGATGGGCGTGTAATACCCCAGTCTTATTGTAGAAAATGTCGGGAAGCCGGATGCGAAGCGGGAAGTCCGTGTAAAGCAAAATAATTTGTAGCCCTTGGCAAAACCAAATGCCAAGGGCTTTCAGTACTGTCCCATACTCGGCCCACGGGCGTATCGCCGTTTCTCCAGAGTACGCAATTTGTCTATTTATTGGATAACAGTGCGTTTACCCCTCTTGACAACCCGCGTCTGGTTGTGCTTTCCTGCCCTTGGAGCCTAGAAACTCCTTCAACGACGGAAAGCCAACCCGACAGCGTGGCGTTTTTTGTGCCCTCCGCACATACACAAGTGGAGGTGCATCCTACGGTCATTTTAGGCCGGGAGTAGGCTAATAGAAGACCCGCAAGGGGAATATGCCTGCCGTTCGTTGACGGTTTCTAGCTCCCGGCCTTTTTTGCGTTCTGCACAGGCCGAATAGAAGAATCAACGGAGTTTCCTATGTCACAGTTTTCTTCCCCCCTACCGTTTTCTTTTGAGGGCCGAGAGCTACGAGTACTGCACAATGACGCTAGAGATCTGCTATTTGTGGCGAAGGATGTCGCGGTTGCGCTGGGGTACACCAGCACAAATACCAAGCAACTTATTGAGCATGTTCCTACGGAGTGGAAGGGTAGCAATCGGATTGCGACCCCCGGCGGAGAACAGACCATGCTTACCCTCACCGAACAGGGCCTGTACTTCTTCCTCGGACGTTCGGACAAGCCCAAGGCCCTGCCGTTTCAGAAGTGGCTGGCGGGGGAAGTGCTCCCGGCCATCCGCCGGACGGGCCGCTACGTCGCGCCTTCCGCACAGGCCGAGGTTTTGCTGCCTTCCGGGGATACGCTTTTCGGGGTTCCGCTGCCCGCCAGCGTGAGCACGCTCAGGACGTCCCACCGCATCCAGCTTCTGATGGGCGCCATCCAGCTTGCCAAGATGCCGGAGGAACAGGCGCGGCTGGTGGCGGAGCAGTTCGGCAGACTCTGCGACATGGCGGCGACCCAGAAGGCCAAGGCCGAGGCCAACGCCCCCTTCCTGCGCTGGGTCAAGGCGCACCTCATCCCTTCCGACAACCGCGTGCAGGCCAAGAAGCTCTACACCGCCTACGTGCAGTGGTGCTATGACGAGGGCGTGCCCGCCGGGACGCTCAAGGCGTTCTGCCGTGAGCTGCGGAACTTCTTCCCTTCGGTCAAGAGCACCTATGTGTACTTCAAGTGCGCGTTTTCCGGGCAGGAGGTGGCGGCATGAGCAGCCTGAACCCCTTTGAACCCGGCATGTGCGCCACCGTCCTTTCCATGACCGCTTCCCCCAAGGGCCGGAGCGTCCGCATCGGCTTCCGGCGCAGGCACACCGCCCACAAGGAATACGCCTCCCTTTCGTATGACGAGGTTCGGAATCGGGATATCCGCGTCGGGGATACCGTCCTGCTCATTGAAGAGGCAACAGACCGCCACGCTATTACCCGGTCCGTTCTGGAATTGCGTCCCGCCAGCGCGGAGGCATTCGTATGAACGCGCTGCTCTCCGCCACCGTTGTTCATGGTCTGTTGCTGACCCATGCCGATACGCTGGTCAAAGTTATCTTCTCTACTTTGCCCCTTTGTGAATCGCCCACGAAGCGTTATAGCGAGGCACAGGGAACCCGGTGCGAAAGTTGCAGTCTCTCCCGAGACGACGTGATCAACTGCGATATCCGTATCGGCGATGTCGTCGAAATCATCCGCTCGCCGGACGGGAATCCGGAGCGCCTCCAAGTCGGACGCTCGTTTCGCCGTTCGGCGGCGCAACCTTTCGCCGATACGGAGTCTTGCCATGAACGATAGGGAAGAGGCGCGTCTGATGGAGGCCCTACGCTTTGCGGCGCACTATGCGCGGCAGTGCGACATAGCCGGAATCCCCCACCCCGACACCAACGGCCTCGCCGCCGTGCTGGAGCTGGCGGTTTTCTACATGGAACGGACGGGTGCCCGCGTTGCGAATGCGGCCACAGCCCGACGGACGCAGCCGGAACAATAGACACAGCCTAGAATGCACGGAAAGCCCCTTCGGGGGCTTTTTTTCTTGGTTTTAAGAAAAAAGTCAAAAAGAATAGTGAACGAGTCCCAGACGGTCAAGGAAAGAATGTAAAACCAGTAAAATTTACTGATTTTAAGAAATTTAATTGCACATTTTTAAGAAAGCATGTCTTACATCGGGAAACGGCCCCTGGCGGGCAAGGAGTTCCCGAAATGCCCCCTCTCTCTCCCACACAGCTTGAAACCCTGCGGACGCGGCTTGCCCTCTATCTGGCGGCGGAGAAGGCCGTTCTGGAGGGCAACCAAGAATACAGCATCGAAGGCATGACCTTCCGGCGCGCCGACCTCAAGGTCATCCGGGACACCATCGAACAGCTCCGCATTCAGATCGCCGCCATCGAAAAGCGCGGCGGGCTGGGCATCAAGTCGTGGCAGGTGGTGTTCTGATGCGCGACGTGCTCGGAAAAGGCATCGCCTCCTTTCTCGGCGTCTTCAATCCCGCAGCGGCTTCGCGCTACATGGGCCAGCGGGCCGCGTTCCTCGCCTACCGGGCGGCGCGGATTGACGGCCCCAACCGCCGCTGGCTGCCGAAGGACGGGCCAGTGGACATTCTCAACCGCAAAGACCGCGCCCTCGTGCAGGCCCGCGCCCGCGATCTGGCCCGCAACGACGGGGCCGTTTCCGGCGCGCTCAAAAAAATCTGCAACAATGTCGTGTACACGGGCATCCGGGCACAGGTGATGGGCGGGACTGCGACGCCTGCGGACGGATCGAACGGCTCTGGGGCCGCTGGGCGGAATATTTCGAGCTGTGGGAAGCCCAGTTCCTCGCCCTGCGCCACCTGTGGGTGGACGGCGGGTTCATCCTGCATTGGTATCACGACCGCTCTTTGCTGGCGGAGGGCCTGCCGCCGCTCGGGTTCGAGCTGATCCCGCTGGAACGGCTCGACCGGGGGCTGTTCGGACGGGCCGGGAAAGGCGGAAACACCGTGGTCGACGGCATCGAATACGAGGGGCACAGCCCGGTGGCGCTGCACATTATGGAGGAGCCTCTGCCGGGGACGCTCGGCGTTTCGCCGCAAAGCCGCCGGATTCCGCTGACGGCCTGCCGCATCGTGATGGTGCGGGACAGCATCGGGCAGACCGTGCCGATCTCGTGGCTGGCCGCCACCATCATGACCCTGCACAACCTCGGCGAATACATGGACGCCGAACAGGTCAGGGCCCGGCTGCTGGCGGCCTGCGGCTTTTTCATCACCACCACGCCGGACTATGCCGGAGGCGGAAACGACTATGACGGGACGCCCGCGCCGTTTTCCGGCGGGGAGGACACCTCCGGCAAGCCGTTGCTGCCCAAGTTCATCGACACCGGCGGCATCCACCAGCTTCCGGCGGGGATGGACGTCAAGACGGCGCAGTACAACTCCAACGCCAATTCCTTCGAGGCGTTCACCAAGGGCATGAACCGCAAGGCTTCCGCGGGCATGTTGATGAGCTACGAAAATTTTTCCAACGATTTCAGCTCGGCCACCTATTCCAGCGCACGCTCCGCCACATTGGAGGAACGGCGCGGCTACCGCGTGCAGCAGGACATCCTGATCCGCAAGTTCCTTGCCGTGCTGTGGGCCGAATGGACGAACGCCCTGTACTGGTTCGCGCCGCACATGGCGGACGGGCACGCCTTTACGGTGGAGGCCGGACGCGCCTCCGTCCCCGTGCGCTGGCAGACGCCCGGCTGGCAGTGGGTCGACCCGGTGAAGGACGCCACGGCCTCGAAAATGAAGCTTGAAATGGGCATCATCTCCCGTTCCCGCCTGTGCGCGGAACAGGGGCTGGATTACGAGGAGGAGATCCGGCAGGAGGCCGCCGACCGCAAGACGGCGCTGGAGGCCGGGGTGGTCCTCGGCGCACAGACGGAAGCTCCGGCCCAGCCGGACAACGACAAGGAGGAAGGCGATGCCGATGAAAAGGACTAGCCCGGTCCGTCTGACCTGCCCGGCAGGCTGCACGCTGGCCGCCGGGGAAGGAGGGGAGGGCGGGTTTTCCATGCTCGGCTACACGGGGGCGCGGATTACCCAGTTTTGGGACGATTTCGTCATCGAGCTGTCGGGCATGGGGGCGGACGCCTCGTTCCCCATCCTGCGCGAACACCAGCGAGACAGGATCGTGGGCAAGGCGACCTCATGGAGCGTCGACGATGCGGGTTTCCACATTCTCGGGGAGTTTTCCGAGACGACCCCGGACGCCAAGGAAGTACGGGGCCTCTGCGAGGAGGGGCACCCGTGGCAATGCTCCGTGGGGGTCTGGCCCGTCCGCGTCGAACGCATCGAGGCCGGGGCTTCCGTCATCGTGAACGGACGGGAGGAAAAGGGGCCGCTCAACATCTGGAAAGAATCGAAGGTTCGGGAATGTTCGTTCGTCAGCCTCGGCGCGGACCCGAACACTTCCGCCAAAAAACTCAGCGAAGGAGACGACATGAACAAGAAGCTCAGAGAGGCGCTGATCAGGCTCGGGTTGTCCGGGGATGCGACCGAAGAAGAGGCGTTGGCTTTCCTCAACGCGCTTTCCGCAACGCAGCGGGAAGGGCTGAAGACGGACGGCACAACGGGCGGCCAGCCGGAACAGGAAACCGGGAAGGGCCTTGCGGGCCTCCCCGCTCCGGCCCAGCCCGCCGGGCTTTCCGCCACCGACGCGCAGGCCGCCGCTTTGGCGGCGGTGCGGGAAGAGCGCGAACGGGTTTCCGGCATCACCGCCCTGTGCGGGCGGCACGGCCTTGCCGAGCTGGCGGAGGGGTTCATCGCCGAGGGCGTCAGCCTTGCCGATGCGCGGGGCAGGGTGCTGGACAAGCTGGCGGAGGGCAACAGGCCCGTGGGCGTGCTGGATTTCATCGGCTGCGCCGACGAATCGGACAAATTCCGTCCGCTGGCCGCCGAGGGCTTTTTCCTCCGCATGGGCGGCAGGGTGGAGAAGCCGCAGGAAGGGAGCCAGCAATTCCGGGCCATGAGCCTCTTGGACTTCGCCCGCCTGTCGCTGGAACGCGGCGGGCAGTCCACGCGCGGCCTCAGCCATTCCCAGATTGCCCGCGAGCTGCTTTCCGGCGGCGGGGTGAGCCTCGCCAGCCGTTCCGACTTCAAGGCCGTGTTTGCGGACGTGGCCCAGCGCCGTTTGCAGGAAGCCTACACCGAGGCCCCGGCGTCGTGGCGGCCGTGGGTGAAGGTTGTCCCCGCCACCAGCTTCAAGCCGATCACCGGGGTTTCGCTGTCCAACGCGCCCGACTTCGAGATGGTCAGGGAAGGCGGCGAATACCGCATGGGCAGCCTGAAGGATTCTCAGGAAAGCTACCGCGTCGGCAAGTACGGCGTGGCTCTCCAGCTGACGATGGAAATGATGGTGGACGACGACTTGCGGGCCTTCGCCCGCATCCCCAGCATGTTCGGCGCATCGGCGGCACGGCTGTACAGCGATCTGGCGTACAGCCCGTTCAAGGACAATCCGAAGATGAACGACGGCAAGACGCTCTTCCATGCGGATCGCGGCAACATCGCCAAGACCGGGGCCAAGGTCGCGGTTGACTCGCTGGACGCCATGCGGCTTTCCATCCGGCATCGGCGCGGGATGCAGGGAGAAATGCTGGATCTGCGGCCCAAATACATCCTTGTTCCCGACACCATGCAGACGGAAACGGAAATCCTGCTGCGTTCCGCCGCCAACCCCCAGAGCGGGCTGAGTTCCGGGGTCTACAACCCGGCGGCGAACTGGGGGCTGACGCCCATCGGCGAAGCCCGCCTGTCCGACGTGTCGGACAAGGAATGGTATCTGCTGGCCGACCCCAGCCAGTGCGATTTCGTGGAAATGGCGTTCCTTGACGGGCAGGAGGCCCCGGTTGTGGAGGAAGAGCGCGACATGATGACGGACTCGTTCATGTACCGCGCCCGCACCGTGGTGGGCGTCGGCGTGCTGGACTGGCGCGGCATCCAGAAGAACCCGGGGGCCGCGTGATGGGCGGAGACGGGAACGAACCGCAGGAACTGAACATCAGAACGGTTCAGGGGGCTGGAGAAGGGGGGAGAGATTCGATCTCCATCGATCTGCCCGCCCTGACTCATGCGCTCGAACGCATCGTGGTCAACGGCAAGGAACTGGATATGCGGGGGCTGTGCGGCGTGCGCATCGGCATCGGCACGGACATGCCCCATCCGGTGATGACTCTTGAATATATCCCCGAACACTTCAGGAGGTAGGGGCATGGCTCAGAATTTCAAGCAACGCGGCGATATTCTTCAGTACACGAATACCGGAAGCGCGGACATCGCCAGCGAAGAGCTGATTGTCTTCGGCGCGCTCGCCGGAGTTGCGCTGGCGGACATCCCGGCTGGGGGAATCGGATCCGTACAGATCAGCGGGGTGTTTTCCCTGCCGAAGAAGGCCGATGACGCGCCCACGCAGGGGCAGGCCCTGTACTGGAACGCGACGGACAAGGTGGTCACGGTTTCGGACTCCGTGACGGTTTCCGAAGTGAAAACGGAGTTCCCCCGCATCGGCAAGGCGGCCTATGCCGCCGCCGGAAGCGACACCGTGGTGGAAGTGCTGCTGAACTGACCGGTTCCGGGGGCGGAAACGTTCCCGGCCAAGGAGAACACAATGGCTGAATTTGCTCTGGCCTATGCACCGGTCAAGAACTTTGAGGGCGGCTGGTGCGACGACTTCGGCGACAAGGGCGGGGAAACCTTCTGCGGCTGCGCCCGGAACTTTTTTCCCGACGAACCGATCTGGCCGGTCATCGATCGTGAGAAATCGCACCCTTCATTCAAACAGGGCCAACGTGCCTTCTCCAGACATCTTGCGGCGCTGCCCTGTCTCGCCGGTATGGTGAGCGGGTGGTACCGCAAGGAATGGTGGGACAAGCTCAACCTCGGGCAATTCGAGCAGACCGTGGCGAACGAACTGTTCGAGCAAGCCGTCAACCTTGGCAAAAGCGGCATGGGCCGCCATCTGCAACGTCTGTGCAATGCGCTGAACTGGCGCAACGACGGCACGCCGGGAGGAACGCGGCTCTTTGAAGACCTTGAAAAGGACGGCATCGTCGGACGTAAGACGCTTTCCGCTTTTTCCATCGTGCTGGCCCGCACGGATGCCCGGCGTGTCGTCCATCTGCTCAACTGTATGCAGGGCGACCACTATATCCGCATCTCCGAAGGGAATCTTTCGTTGCGGAAATTCTGCGTCGGCGGCTGGCCGACGCGCACATACGATCCCGGACAGGAGGCCATCTGATGCTCACCGAAGACCAGCTCGTCGACATGGGGATCGGCGACCTGCTGGAGCGCCGGGACTTTGTGCTGGACGACGGGTTCGATCTGGCTATCGTGCACAATGGCCGGGCTCTGGACGTCCCCGCCGCCGATGCCATAGTGCTCCTGCCCGGCGACGCCGTGACCGCGCGCATCATCCCCGCCGGGGGCGGGGGCGGCTCCAACCCGCTGCAAATCGTGGCGATGGTGGCGTTGGTGGCGTTGGCTATTTCAGCCCCGTTCATGATCGGCAGCATCGGCGGGACGGCGCTCAGTACGGGAGGTTTTTTCGCTGGCGGAACACTGACCGCCGCCGGGTCGGCATTGGCGGGCGGCATCATGATCGGCGGCTCCATGCTCATGTCCGCCGCGTTCCCCGCCCCGAAGCCTTCGCTCGGTCAGGGGCTTGGGCAGAACGCCCTCGACCAGTCCGCCACCTACGGCTGGCAGGCGCAGCGCAACCCCACGGCGCAGGGCGGAGCCATCCCCATCGTGCAGGGCACGGTCACGGACATAACACCCTTCCAGTTGTGCTCCTATATTTCGACGGACGGGGACAAACAGTATTTCAACGGGCTGTACGCCGTGGCGGAAGGCACGCTTGACGACATCTTCGACGTGAAGATCGACGGCAACCCGGCTTCGAATTACGACAACGTGCGGATCACCAAGCGGCTCGGCACGTTCGCGCAAACGTCCATCCCCGAGTTCTCGCAGGTGGTGCAGGAAACGGCGGTGGGCGTGAAGCTCTCCGAATCTTGGCACACGCTCACCTTGTCTGGGACCGGGCTCTCCAAGCTCGGCATCGGCATTAATGCCATGCAGGGGCTCGGCTACGCCAACGATTCCGGCTCGCTCGATCCGATTACGGTCACGGTCGAGGTGCAATACTGTCTGGAAAGCTCCAGCGAGTGGAAGGGGCTGGCGACCCTGACGCTCTCAGACGCGAAGCGTTCCGCCGTCATGAAGTACGAGGAGTTCGGGGTGGAGCGGGTTGCCGAGCCGTACAAGCTCCGCGCCCGGCGCGCATCCGGACCGACCGGGGACCGCTACATTTCCGACGTATATTGGGAGTATTACCACGAGGTCATCACCGACGATTTCCACCTCCCCGGCACGGCCCTGTTCGCCATTTGGGCCATGCCCACGGAATCGCTGTCCGGCTCCATCCCCAAAGTGACGTGCTCGGCCCGGCGCGATACCGCCATGCTTCCGGCGTCCGACGGCTCGACCGTGGCCCGGCCCCTGTCGAACCCGGCCTATGCCGTGCTGGAACTGGCGCTCAACGCCCGGTACGGTGCCGGGGAGCTTGCGGCCAACGTCGATCTGCAATCGTTCGAGCTTGCGGCGGACTGGTGCGACCGGAAGAAAATCAGGGGCGGCATGTATATCGATGCCGCCATGACCTTTGAGACGGCGGCGGGCTATTGGGGACAGGCCGGGCGGTTCACGCTGGAGCGCGTGGGCGTCCGCCTGACGTGCCTTTCGGACCGCCCGCAGGACTTCCCGGACGCGGCCTTCCTCGTCACGTCCGCCGACGTGCAGCAAGGCACCTTCGGCATGGACTGGGGGAACCTTGAAGACCGCGCCGACGGTTTCGAGGTGACGTGGTTCGACGACAAACGCGGCAAACAGACCTTGTTCGCGCCGGGACCATTCTTTTGGAAGGACAAGGATCGCCCGCCGCGCGTGTCGCCCGTGACGCTGTACCCCTGCCGGGACGAAGACACGGCATACCGGGCGGCGAACTACCTGAACCGCTGCAACCAGTACCTCACCCGGACATGCAGCTACACGCTCGGATGCAAGGCCCTCGGCAGCCACCTGCACAACGGCAGCGTCGTCCAGATCGCGGTCGACCTTTTGCTCAATACGCAATCGGGGCTGGTGGCGTCGGCCACGGCGACGACGGTCACCCTGAACCGCGACGTGCACCTTGAACCGGGCAAGGCGTATGAAATCGCACTCTCGCACATTGACCGCGAGGACACGCGCACGGGCCGGGAACTGGTGGAATTCGTCCCGCTGGCTCCGGTGGACAAGGCGACGACTACCCGCACGCTCACGCTTGCCGTCCCGTGGCAACACGTCCCGAGCCGGGACTGTTCCTGCGCCGTGGGGCCGCTGGATCGAGTCGTGCGCTGGTACCGCGTCACATCCATGTCCCGCGCTTCGGACATGACGGTCAAGCTGTCCTGCCTCGAATACGACGAGGCGATCTACACGGACGAGGGCGGCGCGCCGGATACCGACGGCGCCGGGGATTGGGAAAGTGTCGCCGGGCTCATGGCGTCCATCATCTCGACTGTTGAGGACGGCGTGGAAAAGCGCCTCCTGAGCTTGTCATGGCGCGGCTATGCCATGCGCTGGAAAGTCTTTTACCGCCGTCCCGGCGTCGACAGTTCGTGGACGCTGGCCGGAAGCACGGCCCGTCCGGCGTATGTCGTCCGCAACCTTGAAATCGGCTATGTCTACCGGCTCGCCGTCACGGCCACGTCGAACCCGATGGACGGCAAGGCCATTGACGTGGACTTCCAGCTCGGATCGTCATCCGGCGTCGTGCTGGACGTCGTTGTCGGAAGCGAGCCCGTCATGGTCGGCGATCAAACCGTACAAGCCATTATCTAAGGAGATCGTATGCCTATTCAACATGGAACCATCACCGGGGATGCCGTCCATGTCCCCTACGCCGGGACGTTCGCCAACGCCGCGGCCCGCACCGGGGCCACGGGCCTTGACTCGACGCAGCACGGGAAGCTGTTCCGGCAGCTTGACGACAACTCGTTGTGGATGCTGGTGAGCACGTCGCCGCTGACGTGGAAGTCTTTGAGCCCGGACAGGGTGGCGTCTGCCGGATATGCGGACAATGCCGGATATGCAAACAACGCGGGAACGCTGAACAGTAAGGTGGAAGGGAGCCTGTCGGTCAACTACGCCAACAGCGCGGGCAGCGTTGGGATGGCGGGGAATACGACGAGCATAGGCGGAGCGAGAGGGATAGGCACACTGACGCTGGAAAACAAAGACCAAGCAACAAAATGGATTGTGCTTACAGTGCCCTCCGGCGGAACATGGGAGGTGCTTGGGGATCAACGGGTTGATACGGGGTTATCCGACGTGGTTATAGAGCTGAAGGCAGGTTCAACATATCCGGGTGGGGCAAGGATAATGAATGCTATCCCGTTCTTCGCTTCTGGTGCGCTGAACCCCACGGGTGGAATTTTTTATAGAATATAGGAGGGGCCATGAAGCACAAGAACGGGACGGTGCAGCGCGGCGGGGAACGTAAGGCGGCGGTGGAGGCCGCGACCACGCCGGAAGAGGTTGAAGCCGCATGACATACGGAAAGCGAACCCTGATCGCCCTCGATCAGCTCATCAACGCCTTGCTCGGCGGCTGGCCGGACGAAACCCTGTCCTCGCGCTGTTACCGCTGGTCGCGGGACGGGGTGAGGGCATGGCCCCGGCGCGTGGTGGACGGGCTGTTCTTTTGGCAGAGGGAACACTGCAAGAGCAGTTATGAGAGCGAGAGGGAGGGGAGGCAGTCGCCGCCGGAGTTAAGAGTAAAAACGTTGTAAATTTTGAGGGAATGCGTGTGTATGATTTACATTTTGGAAAAGAATCTCCTATAATAAGGTGATATAAAAATGATAAATGATAAATGGGAATCCTTTCCGGTTGTAAACGGCAGGGTAGGTGAAGGTGTGAGATTCGAACGTATCCGCAGAATTACTGGTTACCTTGTCGGTACGGTCGAGCGTTTCAACGACGCGAAGCGCGCGGAAGTCAGGGACAGGGTAAAGCACGCGCGGGTTGCATAAAACCAAGAACGCCTCTTCCTTGAATTGAGAAGAGGCGTTTCATTCTTTCATGGGAAATCGGATCGAAAATCTCATGGAAGACTGATTTCAAAAACTCAGGGAAATCAGCGCTGCGCCTGCATCCAGTTAAAGGCGGCTTTCAGGGTGGGGAAAACGTCCGGTGTTGCCGGGATATTGTCCTTGTCGCGGACGACATGGTACACATAGCGGCTCGTATCGGTATCGTTCAGCTCCCCCTCAACACGAAAACCTAAATACTGGTCAAATCTCAGGCTCTGTTTGCCATCATATATCCTGCCTGTGGCTGCGTACTCCTCCAGCGTCTTTTCTCCCTGCGCGACAAGGTAGGCCGACATGCCGAGTTCGACTATCTGAGGAATAGGGATTCCCGAACGCTCGGCGTAGGTATAGATGGCTTCGCGGATTTCTGGTCGTATGCGAACGGAAAACATGATTTTTGCGTTTGGAGTGGTTGAGCCTTTCGGTCTGCCTGTTTTTTTCTCATCACTCTTTTTCATCTCATTCCTCCATCGCCACGGGAATGGGCGGCAGCCAAGAAGGTTGAATAGCCATGCTCTTCCTCTTTTTTCCTCATTCGATATGCTCGACGATATTCAGTTCTCCCAACAAGCGCGTTGCCGCAGTTGCAAAGCGGAGGCGAATATCCAGCTCTAACCTTTTCTGCTTTTCCTCAAACTGTTTTCCGGCTGGAAATCCCAGCAGTACACAAAGCGGATCGAATGCCTTGATCCACGCGGCGATTTCTTCGGCTGTTCCAACCTTGGCCCAATCGTAGTCATAATCGCCGTCATACGTTGCGCGAAAACCTATGGCCGCCACGAAAGAGCCGCCCGTAGTGCGGGCAAGCCGCAATTGATGGTAGCGGGAACACTTTTTTTTGCCGGGAGTGTCTGTTGTTTCTGTGAAAATGATTTCTCCGGTAAACTCCAGCGGAATTTCCCCGGTGCGAGGGAAAATAATGCTGTCCATGAAAGACTCCTTTTGTAGCCTGAAGATAGGATAAGTCAAAGACCGCCCCATCTTAAAGACAGGGCGGCATAGTCGGTTAGGGAGAAAGACAGGGGAAGGATAAGAGAAGCTCGGAAAGCATGGTCGGAATCTCTTTCCGCATCGTGCGCCATGCGGCAACGTGCCGGGAATAAGCCCCCGGCGGACTGTGGGAAGGCTCCCCTTTGCCCTTTACGTTTTCACGGCTAAAGACGCAAGCCCGAAATGCCGCCAGCGGCTCGGCTCGGCGAGGAAAAAGGCGCTGGGGCGGTTGCCGTAGACGGGATCGGTACAGTCAAGCCACGCTTCGAACGCTTCGGGGTCGCGCTTTTCCAGCTCATCCATGATCCAGCCCCGAACCGTGCTTTCTTCAAGAAATTTTGGGTTCTTTGGGGCGCCCAGAGCCTCGAAAATCTCACACAGCGAAGCGGTGGAACGGGAAGCGACGATTTGCCTTGCGCGGAGTTCCTGCGGTGATGCCTGCATGATGTTTTTCCTTTTTTCGTGAAGTGTTGACGGCGCGGAGGGGTTCCCCCGCGCCGATGGTCGCGCTAGTCAGTTAGTCCACAGATCAGGCAGGCGCAGTATGTCGCGTCATGGCTCCGCTTCCGCTGCCATGCGCGGTTGTTGGGGCTCCAGTGAAACCCGCGTCCCTTGAGTGCGTCGCGGACGGCCTTGTCTGGCTTGCTGTCAAAGATGATTTGCAGGCGGTTTTCCTCGGCATTGTCGACGATGACGCCGCCGTCAAAGGCCGTGCGCGTCGTCTCGTCCAGCGCCGTAGCCTTCAACGTCTCGATCCGCTTCTTCAGGCGGCGGATTTCCGCGCTGTTGTTCGACAGGGAGAAGGACGGGAAGGGCTGGCCGAAGTATGACGGCATGTTTTCCCGCATCTTGTCGATCTCGGCTTGCGTCATACCGAGGGCGAGCAATGCGGCGTCACCCTTTCGGAACGCGGCGTTGATCGCCTTCATCCGGGCTTGCTTGGCTTCGCGTTCGGTCAACTTGTGTTCAAGCAGGGCGATCGCGTCCGGCGCATCGGAAGAAATGCCGCCCCTGCCCACGGTTTCCGCCTTTTCCGCGTAGTAATCGGCCTTGTCGTCAAGGCGGATCGCCTTGTCCATCGTCTGGCCGATGCGTTCACGATAGCGCCGATCGCTTTTTTCCGAGTAGTGCCCGACGTGGATGGGCTGGCCAGCGGGGATGACGGCGGCCATTTCCCCGGCCTTTTGGGCGGCGAACGCCGCGTTTCTCCGCGCTTTGGCCGCCCGTTGGATATACCGTTCGCGCCGTGCTTCCTGCCGTTCGTAATAGTCGATCTTGCTCATGTCTTTTCTCTTTTCCGCGTCGTCAGTCACGCGGCAACTTGCCGGGCGTACGCCCCCGGCGGACGGCGGGAGGGATTCCCTTTTCTTGTATAGTGTTGTGATGGCCGGGATGACGCCCCCGAAAACCGGGGGCGTCACGGGGTTACGCCCCCGGCGGGCGGCGGGGGGGATGTCCCCCCGAGAAAGAGCTAGTCCTCGCGGAAATCGCAGTACCCAAGCTCATCAACATCGACAAGGTCGAGCTTCGGGAGCATCGCCCGAGCCGACTTGTCGGCGGAGAAGCGAACCCATTGATTGGGGTATCGAACACCGCAATGATTGGTAAACATGCCAACGCCCCTCACGCGAGAGAGGTTGACTTCAGACTGACACTTTCCGAGGTAGCGCCGTACGTATACGGTGCCGCGCTGAACCATTTGATAAATAGCGTATTCCTTCATGGTTTTTACCTTTCCGCGTCGTCAGTCACGCGGCAACTTGCCGGGTGTATGCCCCCGGCGGGCATGGGGAGGTATTCCCCTTTGTTGAGATAGATATAAAGTCCTGCTTGCATTGTGTCAATCAAAAAATACTTTTTTGATATACATAAAACTAAAAATATTTTATCATACTGTTTTAACAATAATTATTTCTTAGATAAGCCCACAGCCCGCATCATTGTTATATGATGCGGGCTGTGGCTGGTGCTGTGGGCTGGTGCTGTGGGCTGGTGCCGTGGCTGGTGCTG